AGCAGCCCCGCCATAAAGGCACTCCCGTTCACCGGCTGCTAGAAACTCGGTTTGTGGGCCATCGTTAGGAGCGAAGATTACGTTCTGTTCTTCTACAGGAACTTCTTCGACAGGTGCTGCAGGTCTAGGCGGTGCTTTTTTCTTTTGAACCGATGCGGCCTTTTTCGAGGGTTTCCGCTTTGGAGATTGCTTTTTCCGCGTACTCGGCCCACTTCCTAAGAGTTGCTGCTTTGCTTTTTCTAGATCGGTCATTCAGTAGCCGCTTACGTAATCCAGTGTGTGATATGTATCGACCTGTCTTTGAGTACAGCCAATCTGCTACCTGCCTGTACGAATATTGTTTGATGTAGTCTTTGGCTATTTCTAGTGCAGCTAACTCAAGTACCACCGGCTCAAGAATGTCCGGATCTTCTTCACTTTGCTTGTAACCATACGGAATAGTTCGAGCGATCCGCGGTACAGCGATATATTCTCCATCATCACCTTTGACATCCGTTGGCTGGGGCAGCTTGTATCGAGGTAATTTAGTCTTCCGCATCTCTTTTAGGCGGCAGCAGGATTACCCCACCACTCGCTTCCACTGCGACCTTCTCGGTTTTAACAAGACCCGTGCGATCCAGTATCTGATTGGCTGCAGCCAACCTGTCTCGATTGCCCAGTGCAGTTGGGTCATCTACAACGCCTACCATAGCCATTGCGGCACGAGGGGCGTTGCGAGCTAGGAAGGTTTGCGTATGCTCCATCAATTCTTCTTTTAGGGAATTCGTAACTTCAGCAATGGTGGTGTTGTCTGAGTAGCCAGCTAATCGCATAGCCGTCCGCATGTCCCCAGCAGCATCCTCAAACAAACAAGCCAAGAACGACTGCTGTCTTTCTGTAAGCTGTCTAGGCATTCTCTTCCCCTATTCGCATTCTGAGAGCAGCCTTCTGTGATCTTTTTCCCACTTGCACTGCCCATCTTGAATCCAACATCTCGACTGAGGCTGTCTCGAACTCTCCGGCATAGATAGCCGCCCACATTTTTTTGAATTTGAGTAGCCGCGGCACACCCATATTAAATGCCATATCCATAAGCACCATTTGCCGGGTGGCAGATAGTTCTTCGACGCACCGATGGTGTTGGAGTAGTTCCGCCTCAACGATCTCGATGTCGTTGCAGGCCAGATATACGGCATCTGCATATTCTAACCCGTGTTCATAAACTGCTTTGATGTTGGGAATGTCGAGGTGATCCAATTCTTCTTTGGTAATCCCTCTATCTTCTAGGTTTCTACCAATGCCCACTGTGTCGATGCCCAGCGTGTCCTTGTAAACAAACTGTCGATATCCTTCGTGTTCTACGAGGGATTCTACAAAGGCTTCTCGGCTGTATTTCATTTCTTGTTCTTCCTATCCAAATACCATCTAGCGCAATTGACTGCGGTATTTGTTGTGATCATTACGACAAGCCAGACTTCCCACCACTCCATCTACTTTTCGTGTCCCAGCCATACAGCAAACGCACCTGTCATAGCGCCTGTTACAACGCTAACTAGACCAGCTTGGGCGTTGGTGGGGTCGGGCAGGGTCATAAACCATTCCACTACGCGCCACGACATAAACGTCATCATCATCATCATCAAACGAGGTAGGATCTTCCACTTCAGGAAGCGTTCCATTGTTAGCTCTGCCACGATTTATCCTCGCTTGTTCAGGGGTAGTCCGGCAGTGCATATCCCACATGACGTACATTATTTCTTGAAGAACTTAGCTGCGCCGCGAAAACCGAAGCTGGCACTGACGATTATTCCGAGGCTGTAAAAATACCAGTCTGGGGCTTGAGAAAGCTGCTCAAAGCCGTGCGCTACAATCCCTTCCATGCCGGGAATGAAGGCTAGGATCATCGGGATACTGAACAAAATGGTAAGCCATTCGTCTTTCCAGCTTGTCTGTGATCCTTTGATCGCTTCCAAGTCCCAGTCGATTTCGGCGTTAGCTTTGCGCTGATAGACGACCGCCTCTGCCTTCTTCTTGGCAACTTCAGCTTCTGTCTTCGCCGCGCCGCGTTGTACGCGGCCTTTCAGCCATGTACCTGCCAGTTCTGCTACAGGGCCAATCAATAGATTAAGCATCAGGATTTCTTCCTATAGGAACGAGTTTTCTTAGCGACCTTCTTAGGCTGCTTAGAGTGCTGCTTACCTTTCGCAGTATCCTCGCGCTTCTTCTTTGAAGTCCGTGCATACTCCGCCGAAGACAGTGCTTTAATTGCCTTCTCCGGAAGGTAGCGTTCACCTGTAGCCTTTGAACCTTGTGTAGAAGGCTTTCCACTCTTGGTTCTCCACTTCTGTTTTGTCCAAGCTGATAAGCTTTTTTGGGATTTTTTCTTCGGCATTAGATCAAGCCCTTAATCGCTGCTACCCAGTAGAAAAGACCACACACACAAATCAAAATTACCAGCGCACCAGAAGACCAAAGTAGTGTCTCCATTAGTTCCTTGCGCTTCCTTGCTTGGAGCTTTTCTTGCGTTTGGCGAGACTTCCGTGCTTCCGCTTGGAACTTCTGCCAGTCCTGCCACAAGCCAGCCCGTCCATATATCTGCATCATGGAGCGAAGGTCGGCTTCGTTCTTCTTAATCTGTTCGAGCGCCATGAACTCGTCGAATTCAGAAGTGTCCTGCGACCTCTTAAATAGTCTGTTTTTCTTCTTCTTGCTTCTGCGCCTTAGTTCTTCTTTGGCGAATACAAAATCATTTATAGCTTTTCCGGCTGTTGCCAGATCTCTGCCGTGTGCAACGGTTTGCTTGATGATTTGAAACGCGCTGTTGGCTGCGGCAAGCTCGGCAAGCATCCGCTTCTCCTTAATAGATGTATTGATCGTCCTCCTTGACCCATCTAGGAAGACAGTACGAGGTGATCAGTTCACCTTGTTTGTGCAGTTTCTGGGCAAACCAAACGCAGTCGTTCAAATCGCGGAAGTACATGTTGTCGCTTACAAGCTTCTTGCCTTCACCGATTCCGATAAAAACGTAGAGCAGGAAGACATGAACCATCAGTCCTTGTAGCCGCCCCCGGCTTTCTTGTACTGCTGTGCCAGCATCTGTGCTTTTCTGGCCGACCACTGACCGGGATTACCGCCCTTACTGCCAGCTTTGATTTTGTTGAAGAGGTTCTTACGCATGGTCGGCTTGGTGTAATTACCAGCTTCATTGACCCTACTTTTTGCCTTTGCCTTTTTTGGCGCGGCTTTTCTTTTTTGCGACATCAGACAAGTCCTTAAAGTGGAACACCTTACGAGACGAACTGGTCATGGCTTTGCCGGTCATGATCGTCCCGTCTTTGTGCTTGTGGATTTCGCCCTTGTAGGGCGTACCATCACGGAAGTAATGAATGCCCGCAGCCATTAGGAATTCCTGTTGTCCTTTGCCATAGCCATGACCATCTTCTTCTGGCCAGGTGTAAGGCTATCCATTACAGAACCGCCAGCCGCGTACATGTGCTTCTTACCGTTAGCCATTCCGCCCTTCATCATCGCAGGGCGTTTCTTGCTGTATCCGCCGCCCATCATCTTGGTCTTGGGCTTCTTGGTTGTCGTTTCCGTGTTCATCGCATGCCTCTCATCAAATTTATGAAAACTGCCAGTCTTCTGTTTGTATGAATTGAAATCAGACCTCATGGCTTTCTGCGCTGCAGAGGGACTCATTGTGTCGAGCAGGTTCATTGCCTTTTCTGAGATTGCTGCGTTTAAGCTCTTAGGTTTAGCCATTACCATTTCACCTTATGTGACCAGTATTTTGCCGACATCTTGGAGGTCGGTTTGCCCTGTGCGTTGTGCCTTGCGTAGTAAGACTTCTTTCGAGCCTTATCTTTCTTGGACTTTGGATTCTTGCCAGCACCGCGCACACCTTGCTGGCCAAAACGGATAAGCCGTACCTTTTCGCCTTCTTTGGCTAGTACGGCGTGGGATTTCTTAGGATGATCGGGGGTTCGCTTTGGCTTGTTGTAGCCAGCAAACTTCTCACCCGCCTTTTCAACAGTCATGTGCCTTCGACCTCTTCGCACCTATAACCAAGATGCGCCTGTAGGTTCGGCCACATCTCAATGATGTCGTCTTTCATTTGATAAATACGTGCTACGCAGACTTCTTCTTCCGTATACGGACCAAGACGATCACGGAATTCCACACAATCGCTTGGATCGAAGAAGTTGCAGACGACCAGAACGGCCTTAAAGCTAATCAATTAGGGTTCTTTCCAGCCCTCGGCGATCATTGATCGCTCTACGTGATCTAGGCTGTACTCAACACCTGTGTCTTCGCGTATCTTTGCACGGACATAGAACACATCCGAATGCGGATAGTTCAAATTGGTGTCAGCCTTGTGGGCTTTACGATAAAAGTCTTCAAGTACGGATAGGTATACTCTATTTTTCTTCATTTGTCAATAGTATTAAGCCACTACAGTAACGGTGTAGCCGTTAACGGGTGGTCATTACAGAAATTTACAGGGGGGATAGTCCTTAGCGTGACCATTATGAGGTAATGCTACATAAGCATATGCCCCATCTAGGTGCTTTCTTTCATAAGTAGGTAATTAACAGTTTAACTGTCTCATTTACTTATGTAGTAAGTTATACTCGCCTAGAATCTTGTGTCAATGTATTGTAAACGACTAGACGCAACCCTTCGGTAGCTCAACTGGATAGAGCAACGGTCTTCTAAACCGTAGGTTACAGGTTCGAGTCCTGTCCGAAGGGCCAATTATATATAGACGTAGTGGTTTCCAGTCCAAATCCACGATCTGTGGGGGAATCCATGATACGTAACGCCGGGAGGGGCGGTGGCCCATGCCCGACCAGCCTCGCGCCTGCGCATTTCCGCGCCTGAAGCCGCATGGTGAGCGCCGCATTATGCGATCACGTCACCACGGACCGCTTAACCCGTTGAAATCCCGATCATCCGAGCTTCCATCCCTCTGATCATAGATCAGTTGACACCCATCGATGACCAGAATCTCTGATTCTGAGCAGCGGAATGGTCGCTGGGATGGAGCATCCTGTCAGCAAACTTCAGTCCCCAAGAGGGGACTGTTGGTTGGAAGGCTTCCAATGACCAGACCCAAGAGGGTCTGAAGGGCATACCCCCCCAAACCATTAGGCCTTCACTAAACACCCCCCTCATTTATGAGGGGTGTTTAGATGAAGGACTTACCCCGGTCCACCAACCGATGGAGTAACCTATGACGAAGTCATTCAACGAAATTCTCGAAGCCACCTACGGTGAAGTCAACGGCGATTCTTTCACCTTCGGTGAGGCACTGGATCACTTTGCTAACGAAGTTAGCAAGGGTACGAAGCTGCCTTTGGCAGCACAAACAAGCCTCATAGAGGCTTCGAAGTTCATGACGATCCTTCGGAGTCGCTTTCTCGATGAGAAAGAGTGGGGCAAATTTCGCAAAGCGAAATGCAAGAAGATCATGTCGAAGCTTGAGCTTCGATTCGGCAAGAAGAACGCCGTTCCGGAATCATCGAAGATGATCTGGATCGGTGCTGTAGATGCAAAGCATCTCGATGGCTTCCTTGAAGCCAACGGCAAAGCGAAGCTTTTGAGCGACGACGAAGTCGTCTTCCGCTGTGAAGCAACAAGCCCTACAGGGCTTACTTCTGGCATCAACCGCTACCTCGAAGAGGTAGTCGGTCTGCAAGGCGAAGCCTTGTTGGAAAAATCGGCAATGTCGACCTCTGGTCGAGCCAAGAAGATCGCGGCTCTTACAGAGCCGAAGCAGCCTGATCAGCCAGAGGCTGATGCAAAGGGCAATCAGCCAGAGGCTGATGCAAAGCCTGCTGCTTCTGATCCGAAGGATCAGGCAACCGACCAGGTCGAAGACCAGCCGAAGGCTGATACAAAGCCAGAGCAGCCGAAGGCTGAACAGAAGCCGAAGGCTGGTAGCAAGAACCAGCCTACTGCTGAAGCAGTAGTTGAGCAGCTTGCTTCGCAAGTCGAAGCCTATGGCTTCGATAGCAAGGACATTGCAAATGTCCTTCGGTTGCTGTCTGACCGCCTTCAGCCAAAGGCTGAAGTGAAGCCGATTGGCAAAGCCAAGCCGAAAGCGGCTGCTTCGAAGAAGCAGTCTGCCAAAAAAGCAGCGTAAGCTGCTTTCACATCACTGAGCCTACCTACGCCTCGACAGCTTTGCTGTCGGGGCTTTTTTTATGTCCGGCTTCTACTGACCCCGAAGGGGGTCAGACGGTTGGAAGCCTTCCAACGACCAGCCCTTTAGGGCTGTCTCAACCTTAAATCCGGAGGATTACAGAATGTTCGATTTCATCGATTGGATCGTGCTGCTTTGCGGCTCGGTCATGACCGGCTGCGCCGTCGCTGACGGGCTGCTGCAGTGGGTAAGCGGCGATACAGGCAACGGGCTTTTCATGCTGGCTCTGGGTCTGACTGGGCTTGCCACCATCATCATCGTGCTTCGCGGCAGATCCAGATCATGATCGCGGAGCAGCGCCAGATGTGGCGCATCCGACTGGCACGGCGCGACGACTTTGTGAATGACCGCTTTGCCATCCGTGTCTGGGCCAACACCGAGCATCATGCACGTGGGATTGCACACAATCGCCACCGTGACTGCACCGTGCTGGGCAGACCTCAACCCTGCGGCAGGTTTCAGAATGAATTGCCAATCCTGAAGGAGAAATTTTCATGAGCAAGATCACCGACAAGTCTGACGAAAGCGTCGACCCAACCCGCGTATGGACCGAAGCCAAGGCACATACTTTCCCGCCAGTCCAGATGATCCAAAATGCGCGGGACGCGAAGTTCCAGATCGAGTTCATGGCAATGATGCTGCTGGCAGGACGCAAAGAGATGGCAGCAGAAGCCTATGAAAAGGCACTGGCCAAGCTGGCAGAGATCATTGGGGACGATGACTGACTCACACACGCGCCGTATTCCCCGAAGTATCCCCCCCTAAAGGGGGATACAAGGGGGATACTTCACCCCAACGGCGACCAGCCAAGTTGGTTGGAAGCCTTCCAACGAACTGTACGAAGTACAGAAAGGAAAATCGAAATGCAGATCATGATGCGTTCAATGGTGTCGGGAAAGCACAACACTCGTGACATCCCGATCACCCAAACACAATTCAATATGTGGAAGCCGGGTGTGCTTATCCAAGACGTGTTTCCGGACCTGTCAGCGGATGACCGCGAGTTCCTGATGACAGGGATTACGCCCGAAGAATGGGACGAACACTTTTCTGAGGAGGACTAGACATGGCAGAAAGAATTTGTGATGTGCCGCGCAGCAGGCGGCATGCCTATATGATCATGGCTCAGGACCGAGTGAGCAACGGCAGGTGGGTTACACCCACTGTGTTCCGAAACGAACCTGACCTGATGAATTTGTATCACGACTATCAGGCGGTACAGTTTTCAGACGGCACGGAGCGTATGTCGCTGGCCAACCTGCACATGGTCCACATCTCCGAGCATCCAGACAAACCTGACATGATTGCATACACTCGATCATTCGAGGATGGAGTGCGTGATCGGCAGGTGCGGATCAAGCTGGGTCGCTATCTTGCCCAGACTTTCGGCAGCAAGCTATCTCCGCAGCGCATTGCAGAGCTTGTGGCAAAGCATAACGAGTATCAGGAAGAAAAGATCAAGTGGCACATTGCCATGACCCCGAAGCGGATCGTGACTGTGTATCTGCGTGGTCCGAACTCGTGCATGTCCAAAAGCATGGACTACTATGCCAGCAGCATCCACGTCCACCCGACCTACATCTACGGGGCAGGTGACCTTGGCGTGGCCTTCATCTGGCGCAAGGGACGGATCACGGCTCGTGCTTTGGTCTGGCCGAAACGTAAGATATATGGCCGTGTCTATGGTGACGAAGACCGATTAGTCCGTGTGCTGCGGGAAGCTGGCTATCAGTCTGAGTGGTCGCAGGCGCAGAACACAGTCCTCCCCTTACACCAGCAAGGCTTCAATAACGCGAGGCTCTTGCACATCGAGGATGCTTACGGCGATATCGTAGCACCATACCTCGACGGCGAGTATGGCGTCGATGCTTGTAGTGATTTTCTACTGATGACTAACTACAATCCAGACTACAGGTGCGAGTCTGTCAGGGGGCTTGTGCAAGATGCAGGAGTAACGTGCGACCACTGCTCAGGCCATGTAGATGCTGACGACACACACAGCACAGCCAACGGCGAAACCATCTGCGAGAGTTGTTACGAAAGCTATTATTTCTTCTGTGATGACAATGACGAGATCTATCACGTCGATGACATGCACGAGACGCATGATGGTCGGACGATCTGCACAGATGCGCTGAACGACAACTACTTCACTTGTGATGACAGTTCTGAAATCTGGCCAGACGAAGACAAGTTCACCACCCACGATGGTCGTGACATCAGTCGTCAGGTCTACCTCGAAGACTACTTCACCTGCGACGAGTGCGGTGGAATTTTCCCAACCGAACAATGGAACGATTGCGAAGCTTCGCACTCGATCCGCTGTGACGAATGCCACGAGAAACATGCAATCAAAACCGAGGATGAAACACATGAACAAGAAGCAGCTTAAATCCCTGTATGACATCTGCTCATACACCCGCCACAAAGGCAGTGACGGTGAACGTGCCATGATCGACAAGCACATCAAGCCAGTGATCGATTACGTCGATGACTACGGCAACCTGTACAAGCGTATCGGCACTGCACCCATCATCTGGTCAAGTCACACGGACAGCGTCCACAAGGAAGCTGACCCTGTGGAGCAGACCTGTTACATCGATGACGGCGAGACGCGGCTGTTCAAGGGCGAGGACAAGATGTGCCTCGGTGCTGACTGTGGCACTGGCGTATGGATCATGTTGCAGATGATCAAGGCACAAGTGCCGGGTCTGTACATCTTCCACCGTGCAGAAGAGTCGGGTGGCCTTGGCAGTCAGTGGATCGTCGAACATCCAGAAGCATCCACCGGCACTGATCAAGATCATTGGTTGCAGGACTACAAGCACTGCATTGCCTTCGATCGCTTTGGCAACAACAGCATCATCACGCATCAGGGCAGCAGACGCACAGCATCTGACAAGTTTGCCAAGGCACTTGGTGATCTGCTCGACATGGGCCACCAGCCAGATGACGGCGGCACATTTACCGACAGTGCCAACTATGTCGATCTCATCCCCGAATGCACCAACCTGTCTGTCGGCTACATGCACCAGCATACCAACCGTGAGTACCAAGACCTGACGTATCTGCTGCAACTGACCGAGCGTCTGATCGATGTGGGTGCAGAGATCGGCAAGCTGGCTGCACACCGTGACCCCAGCAAGGAAGAGTTCTTGGATTACTGGGGCTGGGGCAATGTCAGTGGTCTGACCTCAACCTATGCGGTCGACTATCGATACGGCGACAACGATCTGCACGACGCAATCCAATCATACCCAGAGACAGTGGCCGACATGCTGCGCAGCGGCGAGGCGTTCTGCATGGATGACACAGAGCTTGCTCGACTGATCGAGGATCGGTGGCTGACAGAAGACAACCGTAAGTACGGTTGATGGTTGGAAGCCTTCCAACGAAAAGGAGTATTGAATGTACGTTGTGTTTTACACAGAACGATTGTCGCGTGGTGAACCCGATCAGCTTTGGTCAGATGATGGACCTGTCTACCTGCATGATCACTGGGAAATCTGCGAGGATAAGAGGGAAGCGGTAAAGATGTACCGTCAGCTCATTAGCAGGGATAGCACCCACAATGCAGGCATTGCCCGCATCAGCGAGGAGTATTCAACAGACTGGTAGGTTTGCTGCGTAGTGGAATTATCAACTTGACAAGTGGTTTACAGTAGTTATATAACTAACTTGCTCACAAAAGGAGAAGAGCTTTGACTACACAAATGGAAGTAATGGTTGTGCATTTCGCATTCGGGAATGAAGCCAAGATCGTAGCTATCGTAGACATCCCCGTCGAGATCGTGGATGACAACGAAGCATTAGAGTATGCATTCCGTTGGACACAGAACCTTCACGGCTCGTGGTCACGCGGAGCAGAGATCGATGGTCAAACGAACAATGACTTCAACTGGCGCGTGAAACGTATTGGTGACCTGCATACACATCTGGGCAAAGAGGTGGGCATTCGATCCACCAGTGTCCGTGACTACATGAGTCTGTCCCCAAAGACAGGCGGCAAGGCACGTCGTTATCGTGTCGCTGGTGTGGGCTTCGACAGAATACCTGATGTGGATTTCCCAATGCTGGAGATGGAGCATGTCGATGAATAGTGAAAAACCACAGATGACAGGCT